GGAAAATGATGCTCTTGACATTGTAACTCGCATTAACACTTTGCCAGAAGTTGCAGAGGATATTATTGAGGAGCTTACACTGAAAAGAGTTACGGATTATTATGGCTCAAGATCAGGGTCTACAGGGCCTTATGTTTACAAACCAGATGGAACCGGAACTGCAATTTATTCTGCGACTGCTAATACTCCAGGGACAAGGGCTCCTAGTGGTACTCGAAAGAATAGCAATGCGTTTGTTAATGCTACAGATCTTGATGCTGCCGATTTGGTCTTAAGGGTAATGCTTAATGGTTCTGGGAAAAAAATGTTTATTTCTCAAAGCAGAATTCAAGTAGTAGTCCCATATCAGGTTCTCAGAAATGCATTAACTGTTCTGGCCTCACCTCTTTTGCCAGGTTCGGTAAATGAGCATAATAATTGGGGAAAAGAAGGAAGGTTTTTTATTCTTCCTGAGAATATTATTAGTTCACCAAAATTGGATGATTTGTCTACATCAGCGTGGTATTACGGAGATTTCAAAAGACAATATCGCCGAAAATGGAAATTAAGAATGGAGTTTGTTAGTTTAGGCATGGAAACTCAGGCCTATCTATCATCCAGAATCGCCGCTCAATTTAGAGTAGCATTTGATTGTGAAATTGGAGCTGTTGATTATAATCGAGTCGTACAGAATTTGTCTGCAACTACAGCACCTTACGACGAATAATAGAGGAGTAATTATGAATATAAATTATAAGAAATATTTATCAATCGTTACTTTTCTTATTTTAATAATCCTTATGGTCTGTGCCGCACAAGCACAGACCCCGACATATGATCAGTGGGGGATGGCTTCCCCTAGATTTTATCATTGTGATTATGGGGATTGGACTACTGTGGCGAGTTATTACGCTTCATTGCCTACCTTGTCGGCAAATGATACGTTTTGTCTGATAGGGGCTACTCAAACTTTAGTTGGGAAGACATTAACAAGTCCTACTCTTACAACACCAACTCTTACAACGCCTGTAATAACAGGAGTTATTGATGCGAGTGATGGTTTAACGGTCGATCCTGGTGCTGGTATAGATGTTGAATCGGCGGGTATTTTGGATCTTGGAGATGATACAGCTACAACAATAAATATAGGAGGAACTGCTGCCACAACATTAAATATAGGTGCAAGTGGCACATTAGACAGGACTTTCAATATAGGTTGTGGTGCTAGTTCAGATACTTTTAATATAGGAACTGGCGGCACAGTTGCCGATGATATTAATATTGGTGATAGCTTGGCTGTTGTAGATGTGTCAGGATCTACAGTAACTCTTAACGCTACGACATTGACTCTTACAGGGACTACTACTAATATTACAGGTGGTTCTGGTAGTATTGATTATGATAATTTTGACGTTGATTCTTCTGGAAATGTTGAAGCTAGTGGACAAATTCATTCTGATTTATATCATTGGTCAGACGAATTTGATTATGAAGCATCCGGTGTTGAGCTTGGATCTGGATTACAAGCTGATTTTTGGACTGTTAGCGGCACAAATGATGCGGCTGGAATGTATCTTTATACCGCTGGGGCTGGTGGTACACTTGATGTCTCTAGTTGTGTTGCAGAAGATGATAGCTCTGCAATTTCTGGACTAGCTAATTATAGAGTTAACAATGATCCTATAATTGAATTTAGATTTAAGATTTCGGATGTTTCTAATTGCTTTGCTGCTGTTGGGTTTGCTGAAGGTTCTTTTGATGATAAGGGCACTGTTGATGATGATGTTTGCTTAGTATACATAGATTATGACTCAGCCGACACTACACCTGATTTAAGTTGGAATGTGTGGTGTGCTGATACAAACGTAGATGTAAGTGGAGATCTCGGAGTTGATGCAACTAGCGATACCTATATAATTGCTAAGATTGATCTTACTGACACTGAGCAACCGCGAATTTGGATTGATGGGACTGAAATATCTGCTGCGTTAATATTAGGAACTGTTCAAGCAGGGACTACTCTTTTCCCGTATGCTCACGTACAAACTAATTATACAGCAGCTAAAGAAATTGTAATAGATTATATAGAAACATGGCAGGATAGGTAATATATGAGCTTTGCGACACAACTTATAAATGATTCGTCTGTATTTTTCAATGCAGACGAATTTAGCACAGCAACAATAACATATAGTGGGACATCCATAGATGCTATCGTTGATTATTGTGAAAGCTTGGACGATAGCATGTATGGCGCAAAAAGTAAGGTTCGATACGCAAATATAGAAATAAAGGTTTCTGATGTTGCGCGTCCTACTTATAGAGATATTGTAATAATAGATTCAGTCTCTTGGTATGTAAAAAAGACATTAAAGGGTGATGGTATTAATTGGATTGTCCAATTATACAGAGATGAAAGGCCACAAGTAGCTGCATGATAACAGTTAAATACAATCTTAATAGTTTTTTAAAAGCTTTTGAAAAGGACAATAATAAGCGCATAAAAGCTGGCTTTGATGCTGTTAGAGTTGCAGGTTATTATTATGTAGCTACTTTACAAGAGGAAATTGAAGCTGGAAGTCCTGGAGGAAAGAAATTTGCTCCTTTATCGGAATTAGCGCTCAGATCTAGGAAGGCTAAAAATAGACTTAAGCCTTCTTTATTCCGATTGTTTGTCCCAGTGCGTTACACAGTAAAACAGACGGATAAGCATTTAAAAATGGAGCTTGGGTTTACTGGCCCGCAAGTTAGCGCAAAATGGAAAAAGCTTGTTGACCAACATCAGCAAGGGTTCACAATGCCTATTGACAAATATAGAAGATATTTAACAAAAATAGGCAGCGATGTAAATATGAAACATGCCATACAAGGTAAAAAAGGAGTATTTACTCCGAGAGCTTCTACTACATCTTTAAGGATACCAGCGAGGCCTATTATAAATCCGTTTTGGAGTAAACACCAATCGGCGGCATGGAAGAGAATACAAAAATACTTTGCCATGAAGATGGCGGGAAAAAGAATACAAAACGAGAAAAAGATAAGAAGATCTTCGGCAAGCAACGGATAAATTGAGAGAAAATAAACAAAAATGAATATAAATACTTTATTGGGTTTATTCACGGCAGCGGCGCAAACAAACGCTGCGCTAATATCTTGGACTACCACAAATTATAACGTGCATTCTGTGTACCAAGGTATTGATATTGAAAATCCCCCAGAGGCATCTAATTATCCAATGATATACATAGCTCCTGACACCAAAGAGGTAGGCTATGATTTAGACAAGAAGGGCCACAACATAACAGTTATATGTGGTTTGGTTGACACGGCCACTACCGCAACAACAATTGGCACGGTTGTGCTTAATAAATATACAGGGGTAGAGAATTTAGAATCATTTAGAAAATTGGTTGAAACGGCAATCGTAAGCGCAATAGATGCCTATACAACAACAAAATTATGGATGAATAGTTTATCAATCGAATATGAGACTTTGGACATGTTCCCCTTTTTTCTGTGTTCAATGTCTTGGCAAATAGACGAAGAATACTATCAAAGTGACGGTAGTGATATTTTCACATAGAGAGGGATCATGAAACCATACAAAGGTCAATGTTCAATATCGTGCATGAGAAAAACTTGTGCGTTCGGGAAAATCAGAATAGATTTTGCTTGCCTTAATTGCGAGCATCGAAGGCTTGAAATATTAAACCTTCAGGATGATGTGTTAGTTTCTCTTGAAACATCTAAAAAAGAGAAACCTAAAAAGAATAAAGTTAAAAAGGAGGAATAGTTATGGCAGGTAATACAGCCCCTATACATGGTAAAGTATGTAGAATTGTAGATGGTAGCACGGCAATAGCGTTTACGAATGGATGGACACTAGACTTCTCAATTGACCTAGCGGAGTCGTCTTCACAGGGCGATAATTGGAAAAAGTATGTTGTAGGCTTGGCGGGCGTTACTGGATCATTTACGGGAAAACTTGTACTTGGAAATACTGAACAAGCAGCTTTGGCGGCTTATTTCTCAGGGGCAAACCCTCATAATAGCGGCGCCGTTATTTCGGATTTTACATTTGATTTAGAGGATGGCACAGATTATTGGTCAGGAAGTCTATTTGTAAATACGTTTACCATAAATTCTCAGATTGCCGATGTGGTTACTTTTACTGCTAATTTTACCGGCCATGATACTTGGACTTTAACTTCAACATAATAGAGGAGATATACATATATGGCATCTCCAACTAATCCTACCCATGGGTTGTATGGGAATATTTATTGGCTTCGTGAAAATAATTTTCGAGGTGCTAATGCTACTAATTATGGCTTAAATGATCTTACATGGGGTGCTGCATCAGGTGAAGACGATTCAAGTATATTTGAAGTCACAATAGACGCCGAAGCTGAACCTGATACTTTTAAGTGGCGTGTAAAGACTCCTGGTGGTGAATGGAGCGCATACACGGAAACGGTAGCCATTACCGGATCATCTCAAGATTTAGTTAGCGCAGCAACTCCCGCAGTTACTCAAGCTATTACTTTTGGAGCTACTACTGGGCACATGACTGATGATAGCTGGTTTATTGGTAATTTTCATAATGAAGCCGCTACAAATGACGGAGCAGATGCACAGGTAACAGACGCAACAGCCAGACTAATTAATCTTAATAATCCTCCCACATGGTCAGACACAGGTAGTGAGGATCTTCTAAGAGTAAACTATTCCAATGGTACAGCTACCTTTAGCGATAATGTAACGGTAGTTACTGTAGACGGTGGCAATGGTTTTATCTATGAAGATGGTCTTCAGAAGTTAGGCCATTTTAAGGGCTGGAATTATAATGTTAATATTGATCTTGCAGACTCTACAGCTAATGGCGATACATGGAAAAAATACATAGTTGGTCAATCTGGCTTTACTGTATCCATAGAGCGTATGTTTATTGGAAACCATACACTATGGGACGCTTTTAGAGATGCGGCTGACGGAACAACTAAGCGCGTGTTGCTTCAATTATTCTCTTATGATCCAGACCAAGACCAAACAGGTGATCATTGGGATGTTTGGTGTACTATAAATTCTTATGGAATAAGCACAGCTACAAATGATGTAGTAAAATCAAATACAAGTTTCACTGGTGAAGGTGCAGCACCGGCCTTTACAGCGAATGCTTAAATAGACAACCTCCGACTTTTCTCTCTGGTCGGATTTCTCCTCCGTAGGCTTCGGCTTGCGGAGGAACTAAATTGGTAAAAAAGAGTGATATTATTAAATTTAACATAAAAAGGAGAAAAAATGTTAAACATCGATTTAAAGAAAACAGAATCAAAAGAATATGAGTTCAAAGAAGCTACCCTTGAGATACGTCCTTATCCTGCCTCGATGTCAACAACCATAATAAGACAATCTGAGGATGGTGCAACGGAAATGGTTATACCAGGAGTAGACAAAAAAAAGGCTTTTATGTACGCTCTAAAGAGCGGTAAAAACTTGGGCGACATTAACGATAAGGACCTTGTTTTGACTGATGAGATCAAAGGCAAGATATTTGATTTTGATCATATTTTAGAAACAGGGATTCCAAAATTTGTATTGGCTAAAAGCGGAGCATTGCAAAAAGCAGAGGAAGCAGAAGGAAAAAACTAGGAGACTGGGCTTTGTGGTTTTGGGATGAGTACAAAGTCCAGTGCGAAGACTGCCTAAAATTCCAAAAAGATAAGGCGGGGAGTTTTGCGAATGTTGATTGTAAGGGTATTAATTTTGTTGATGAATGTAAACACCCATCAAAAATCGTGCCCAAATTATCAAGATTAAATAAAGATTTTTTTGATTTTTTCACACAGGTTATCCCCTGGCTCGGAAACGGTATGGGTGGGTTTCAGCTTTCAGCAGTTAGAGAGTTTTGTGATATGAATGGAACACCTCAAAGTATAAGACCCTGGATATTGAATAGGTGTACTATTATGGTTAATGCATACAATAAAACAAAGGAAAAAAACAAAAAATAATGGCCTCTAAATTAACAATACTCTTAGAAATTGATGA